AGACCGACCTGAATGGCTGCCGGACAAGTTCTCCAATCCGGAAGACCTTGCCCAAGCCTACTCTTCGCTTGAGCGGAAGATGTCTTCCCAAAGCGCAGACGCTAAGGGCCTGCTTTCGCCCAAAGAGTTTGAGCAGTATGAGGAGGAGTACCGGGACAAGGGGGAACTAACAGACGACAGCTATGCAGCCCTCGTGAAGAAGGGGCTCGGCCGTGACCTTGTAGATCGGTACATCGAGGGGCAACAGCTTGCTGCCACGGCAGAAGAAGGACGAGTGTACGATATGACTGGTGGTCAGGAGGGGTACCAAGCGATGGGCGAGTGGATGGCCGATAGCTTATCCTCTGATGAAGTAGATAGCTTTAATGAGGCCGTTGACATAGGCGGACAGTTGATGGACGCAGCCGTTAAAGGGATGCATGCACGATTCGTGGCTGCTGGAGGTGAGGCACCGAGTGAGCCCAACCTCCTTCAAGGCTCAAATGCTCCCAACGTAGGGGGCTATGGTTCCCTGTATGAAATGAAGCAAGACATGTCCAACCCTCTCTACAAAGCCGGAGACACACGGTTCCACGCAATGGTAGACAAACGACTTTCCTTAACGGGGAACATCACATGAACAAAAAAATCATCCTAATTGGAGCCCTCTTGGTGACCACCTTGAGCGCTAACGCTGGAGTATTCGGGGCAAAGCTGAAGCCTGTCCCAAGTATTACCCTCTTCGGTCAGACTCTGAGCTGGGCTATCCCCTCTCTGTGTGCTGGCAAAGCTGCTGGAGTCCTACCAGACGCCTCGATCTCTGCGAAGGGCATCACCTTCAAGGTTCCCTATCTGGCCATTGAGCTTCCCTTCCCCTTGCTCACCCTTGCAATGCAGGGGACAACGGTGGAGTTAAAACTGGGAGAGGTTACCAAACACAAGCAAGAGGAGGCAACAGATGTCAGCGAATAAGCAAAAACCCCTAGACCTCGCTCCCGTAGCTGTGAAGCTAGAGACCGTAGTGGTTGCAGAGCCAGTGACGAAGAAACCGGGGTACAAATCCACCGAGTTCTACATGAGCATGGCTGCTGTAGTCATTGGGGCTATCGCTTCTTCAGGGATATTGGACGGTAGTGACGGGCTGACGAAGATCGTTGGGCTCATCATGACCGCCCTCGTAGCCCTCGGTTACACCGGCTCCCGATTGACCATTAAGAAACTAGACGCGAAGGCCAGTGAAGGTAATAGCGATAATACTTAAAGAAATCCTGCGTTTACTCTGGAATGAAAGCGGAAAAGCGGTCACAGCCTCGGTTGCTCCTATCGTTGCTCGCAGTATGCGTGACGCTTGGAAGCAGCGGATGCTTGACAAGTGGAAAAAGAGTCGTCTTTATCCCAACAAGTGACACGCTGGTTCGTTTAGGGCCAAATGTCACAGGCCGAGTCTACTATTGGACAGGCAAAGAGTGGGAACTCTCTCAAAACAGAGTCACTCTTCCTGAAGGATGGTTAGCTGGGCCGTTAGATTTACCCGAAGGGGAAGCCGAATAGCCTGTTACGACAGACAACTTGAAGGACATCTTGTAAGGGATTGTATAAGATCGGAGTGAGTGCTTCGGTCGCTTAGTTGTTTAGAAATAGTAATAAGGAAATAAAAATCATATGGCATTTAACGATAATCTGTTCGGCAGCGCAAATGTTGCAGGACGTATAGGCTCGAACAAGAGCACAGGTGATACAACCGCACTCTTCTTAAAGAAGTTTGGTGGAGAAGTAATGACGGTCTTTGATGAGAAAAACATCATGAAACCGTTGCACACCATTCGTACTATATCGAAGGGTAAATCAGCACAGTTTCCCATCATTGGGACTGCAAATGCGGGGTACTACACTCCGGGTACGGACATCCTAAGTGCCGGTGTGAGTGGTGGTGGCTTGAACCAATTCCAGCAAACGGAAACCCTCATCCATATCGATAAGGTGCTCATGAGCTCTACGTTCATAGCCTCTATTGATGAGCTGGTGAGTCACTTCGATGTGAGGTCACAATATTCTCATCAACTTGGTGAAGCCTTGGCTAACCAGTTCGATAAGAACGTGCTTCGCACTGCTGTGATGACTGGCGCGAAGGACGGAACGGATGGCGATGACGCTAACGGTCTTGTCCCCTCGGATGCTTGGATATCCACCCAGACGAAGCGCGGTTCTGTGGTCTATTCTGAGAGGTCGAACGATGCCAGCACAGCATTCACCTCGACTGCGGATGCTGTGAACACAGCCCATGCAACGCCGCTGACGGAAACCTACTCGGCCTCGGCGGAGTACTCTGGGAACCTCCGTGCAACTCCTAGCGCTAACTACATTCGTAGAGCTCTCTTCGAGTCTGCACGTTTGTTGGACGAGAAGGATGTCCCACAGAGTGATCGGTATGCCATCGTGACTCCTGCGATGTACTACGAGATGGTTAACAACAGTGCGGGAACGGACATTGTTAGCTCGTCTATGATCAACAAGGACGTTGGCGGTGAAGGTTCACTGGCAGGCGGTACCATTGTTCGTGTGGCAGGTATCACCCTCCTCACTAGTAACCACCTCCCAAGCAGCAACCTTACTACCACGGATCACAAGTGGTCTGGTGTGGGCGCAACCGGCGGTAACGACTACGGTATCAACTGTAGCGATCTGGCAGGCATCGTCTTCCAGAAGGGTGGCTTCGCTACGTTGAAGCTGATGGACTTGGCAATGGAGTCGGAGTACATGGTTGCCCGTCAAGGTAACTTGTTTGTCGCTAAGTACAGCATGGGTCATGGGCCTCTTCGCCCTGAGTCTGTTGTTGTCTGGTCTGACGGTCGTCAAGACGGTATCGAGTCTTAATAGTAACCGAGGACGCTCTCCGCAGTATTTAACCCTAACGGGTTTGCGGGGGGTGTCCTCTTTTTTTTTAATAAAAATTATGGCAGCTTACGGAAGTTTCACCTCAACCCTCTCAGCGGTTAACCAGATGTTGTCCTCTATAGGGCAGTCGAGGATTAGCGAACTAGCTGTCGCCGGAGAAGCTAACGATGCACAGAAAGTCTTGGAAGAAATTGACAGGGCTGTGCAGTCTGAAGGTTGGCACTTCAATCGATTTTATGGTGTTACATTAGCCCGTGGAACCGGGCAGATAGCTGGAACCCTTGCCGGATCAGTAGTCACCACCTCCTCCGCACATTATATTAACGTCGGAGAAACTATGACAGACGTAGTGGCAAGTAGTGACCACATAGTGACGGCTGTCTCAACCTCAGGATTGACGTTCACCCTTGATGGTTCCCCGAATGGGATACTTTACAGTTATACAAAACGGATACAGACACCGACAAACGCCTTGAGTCTCGACTTCAATACCTACTCTTATAATCGCAGTGACCCTATAGTTCGTGGGGCTTTCATATTTGATAAGAGCACGAACACTTGGGAGTACTCAGCTGATATCAAAGCTACTACAATTTCGCAGATACCCTTCGAGCAGCTCACAGTTGGTGAGCCTTCGCTTCCGGAGTATGCCCGACGGTATATCATCACCAAGGCCGCTCGTGTCTTCGCAGCTAGGTACGTCGGTGACCCTCTGTTAGTGCAGATGCTGGGGCAAGATGAGATGGAAGCAAAGACGAATGCCCTCCAGCAGGACAGTGACAACGCTGACACGAGTATCTTTGAGTCTCCCCTAGCATTCTATACGATCAACAGAGGGGGGACTGGTAACACAACACCTATATCATCGCTCTATAAATCCTAATGCCCATCGTCAAAAATGCAGCCACCACCTTAGCACAGGGGGTCAGTCAGCAAGCTGAATCACAACGATATTCCTCGCAGGCTACGGAGCAGATCAATGGGTTCTCCTCCACCATTAAAGGGCTAACCAAACGGCCTCCCACAAAGTTCATTAACAAGCTGTCGGTAGACACTGGGACATCCTTCGCCCATACGATTAACCGAGACACCAGTGAGCAGTATGTGGTGGTGGTTAATCCCTACTCGGAGATCACCGTTAACTCATTCTTGGCGTCGGCAGACAGTATCAATATAGGGACTGCAGTGGTGGTAGGTGACCGCATCCGGTTTGCTTCCTTCGCCACTGAATCCACACTACCCGGCGGACTCAGTACAGGGGTTGACTACTACGTCCTCACAGTAACCGTCAATGGCGCAACGTGGGACATCACAGTTAGTCGTACATCTGGGGGAGCCATACAGAAATTCGGTAAGGCTTCCATCTCAAAGATCACCCTTGAATCTGTAAGGGGAGATGATAAGCGGTGGGTCGATGGAGTATACTCCGTTGAGTTTGCTGCTAACCATCGATTGCTTGCTGGGGACATCGTCCGAATAGAGGGGGTGAAATCAGGCAGTAACGCTGAGAAGATTTTTGATGCTAGCAGGCACTATGAGCTGCGTGTACCTACTAAGTGGTTCGACTACTACGATGGTGTCCGGACATCTAGTAGCACCGCCCAAGGTGCGTCC